GTAGTGGTCGTTCCATTTACGACGGCTCTGCGAAAGTGGGCTTCTTCGGATTCGACAGGTCGTCCTCCCAGTTCACATTCCTAACAGATTCTGCAAATGTTTCTGAGGTTCACACTGGCACAGACGGTGCTCTTCGTGCTGGTAGTCTAAATCTGACTGGTTTGGGCACTGCTCTTGATGTTGATGCTAATGCCAACATTGATGGCACTTTGACTGTTGATGGTCAAATTATTTCTCAGGTTTCATCTGGTCCTGCCCTGGTGATACCTAACACAACTAAGATCAACAACCTCAATGCTGATCTTCTTGATGGATATACAACTTCAACTACAAATTCTGGAAACACTGTTGTTGTAAGGGATGCTTCTGGAAACTTTGCTGCTGGCACCATAACTGCAGCATTAAGCGGAAATGCATCTACTGCAACAACTTTACAGACAACCAGAAACATTGCAGTTTCTGGTGTTGTTTCTGGTAATGTAAACTTTAATGGTAGTAGCAATGTAACTATTACAACCTCCTTTGTAGATAGTGATATCACTGCTCTCGCTGCTCAGACTGGCACTGGTCTGGTAACTCGCACTGGCACTGGCACTTATGCTCAACGCTCTGTAACCGCTACAGCAGCGTCTGGAATCACCGTTACTAATGCAGATGGTGTAGCAGGTGACATCACCATTAACGTCGCTTCTGCGAGCACCAACGCATCGAATAACCTCGTTCTTCGTGACGGGTCTGGTAACTTTGCTGCTGGTACAATTACTGCCAATTTGGTTGGTAATGTAACTGGTAACGTAACTGGAGACCTGACTGGTCAAGCAGATGGTGCAGACAGAGTAGTTATTCAAGATATAACCACTGATTATGATTATCCAATTACCTTTACAAGTGCAATTGGTGGTAGCAATGCTACTGTTTATATAGATGCAAGTCAGACTCAGCGTCCAACATACAATCCAGGTTCTAAAACTCTAGAAGTAGAAACAATTAAGTGTGATGCAATTTCACCTAGAGACCCTGGAGCTGTTACCTTCAACATCACCGCAAATAATATTACTGCCACTTTTGGATTTACTGGAGACCTCACTGGTGATGTTGATGGTAATGTTTCTGGTGAAGTTACATTAGAGGGTACTCCTCCCACCACCGCAACATCTTCTGGCACTGCAGGTGACATTCGTTATGATGCAGATTATGTCTATGTTTGTGTTGCTACAAACACTTGGAAAAGATCCGCCCTCGCTACCTGGTAAACTAAATGTCCGCTACAAGACCCGCCTCTAAGACAGAGTTAAAAAACTACGCTCTTCGTAGATTAGGTTATCCTGCTATCGACATCAATGTATGTGACGAGCAGTTGGATGACCTAATCGAAGAAGCAATCGATTACTTTCAAGAGTTTGCTTATAACGGAAGTTACAAGGCATTCATCAAGATTGAAGTAACTGATGCTATTAAGACTGCTGCTCAGTCTGCAACACAGATGGGAGCAACTGATTGGTATGAAGGGAATGAATATGTTTCCCTTCCACCTGGAGTTTTATCAGTCAATCATGTCTATAGTCAGATTGGTGCTTCTAGCGTTGTTCCTGGAAATATCTTTAATATCAAATATCAAATTTTCTTGAATGACATCTATGCAATGACGCATGGACATATTCTTCATTATTTCATGACCTCTCAGTATCTTGAGACACTTGACTGGGTAACAAACTCTGCTATGAATCGTAGAGTTAGATTTAATGAGTATCAAAGAAGATTGTATCTTGATTTTGACTGGGGAGACCTCCAAGCAGGAGATTTCATCTTAGTTGAGGTTATGATGCGTCAAGACCCTGAGACATATACAGATATGTTTAATGATGCATGGTTGAAGGATTATGTTGAGGCACTCTTCCAGCAGCAGTGGGGTAGAAACCTCAGTAAATATGATGGTGTCCAAATGCTTGGTGGTGTGACCCTGAATGGTCGTCGCATTCTTGAAGATGCAAGTCAATTCAAGAAAGACCTTGAAGAGCAGATTCGTAAAGAGTATGAACTTCCCCCAATGGATTTAATCGGATAATATGACTTACAGAAACGATCCTCCAAATAACTGTATTCAGTCGGATTACACAAGTAGTTGCCGACTGAATCTTAATGGGTCTGCACAGGAGCAGACTTTTATAGAAAACTTGATTGTAGAGAGCATTGAACTTTATGGTCAGGACATTTATTATCTTCCTAGAATCTATATCAATCGTGACACAATTTTAAATGAAGTTGAGTCTAGTAAGTTTGAACAAGCACTTTCTGTTAGAGCATACGTTAATAATGTAGAAGGATGGGAAGGACAAGGAGAACTTTTAAGTAAGTTCGGTGTTCGTATTGAGGATAAAACAACATTCGTTTTCTCTCGCAAAAAGTTTGAAGAAAAAGTAGATGATAATGCAGTATTGAACGTTGAGGGTCGTCCTAATGAGGGCGACCTTATCTGGTTTCCTGCTACCAAACATTTGTTTGAAATTAAGTTCGTTGAAGCAGAACGTCCATTCTATCAGTTAGGTAAAGGATATGTCTGGGAATGTCAATGCGAACTCTTCGAGTACAGCGACGAGCAAATCGACACTGGTGTTGCGGAAATCGATGCTGTCGAAACTGCATTCGCCAATGCTATTAAACTTGTTATGGATGCGGGTGGCACTGGAGCATTTACAGTGGGTGAAGAAATCGTTGGCGATCTCTACCTGGCTAAAGCGACTGCGACCATAGCAGGTGATGCAGTTGATGCTATTACGGTGACTGATGGTGGTGAATATTACAACACTACATTAGTTCCAAGCGTAACAATCGAAGGAGGAGGTGGAACAGGTGCAACTGCGACCGCAACAGTTAGCTCTGCTGGCATCGTCACTGGCATTACTATTACATCTGGTGGTACTGGTTACACTAGTGCTCCGACCGTTACGATTGATTACTCACCAAAAGATAATAGAGCAGAAGTCAAGTCCTGGAATGCTTCCACAAGAGAACTTCAAGTTATCAACAGAACAGGAACCTTTAATACTGCTGAAGTAATTACTGGTCTTTCGTCTGGCGCTAAGTGGAGTCCTGAGTCTTATAACACTCTAAATAATGTTAACACTGCCGATAGCATCGATCAGAACTACTCCTTTGAAACAGAGGATGACGATATTATCGACTTTACCGAAGGCAATCCTTTCGGTAGCATTGGGTCCACTACTGACACTACAATCTGATGTTAGGCACTTATTCATATCACGAGATTTTTAGAAAGACAGTCGTAGCATTTGGCACACTGTTTAATAATATTGAATTGCGTCGTACTGATGAGGTCATGAAAGTGCCTCTAGCATATGGTCCGAAGCAGAAGTTTTTGGCTCGTCTTGACCAGAATCCTGACCCTACAAACAAAAGGGTTCAGATTACTCTACCCAGAATTTCGTTTGAGATTAATGGAATCTCATATGATTCTTCCAGAAAGGTATCTCCTACTCAGAAGATTAAGATTGCTAAAGATAATGATGAGAATAAGAACGTGTTTATGCCCGTTCCTTATAATCTTTCATTTGAGTTAGCAATTATTTCTAAGAACCAGGAAGATGGTCTTCAAGTTCTTGAACAAATTCTTCCTTATTTTCAACCCCATTATAATCTTCCAGTAAAGTTACTGCCAGATGTTAATGAAACTAAGGATGTTCCTGTAGTTTTAAATAGTGTTGATTATGAAGATGACTATGAGGGCGATTTTTCTACTCGTAGAGCAATCATCTACACTTTACAGTTTACTGTAAAAACATATCTGTACGGTCCTGTTACCGACAGCAAGGTTATCAAGAAAGTTATCACCGATTACTATACCGATACAAATACTTCTACTGCACCAAGAGAAGTTCGTTACACTATTCAACCAGACCCAGTTGATGCTGATGCGGATGATGATTTTGGATTTGGTATTGTCGATGAAGACTTTACTGATAACCAGAAACGAAATCCTGCAAGCGGGGTTGATGAGCCTATTACCTGAATGAATTATGTTTAGTGAAAGAATTTTTAGTATCGGAATTAGTAAGTTTAAACTTAATGGACTTGATAATGAGACTCTCTGTGAACAAGTAAAACTTTGTCAAAATGGAGAGGATGAAAAGTTTCGAAGAGATATGGGATTAGATAACTATAGTTTGAAACAATTAAATAGTATTGTTATTGAACAATCTCAAAAAATTCTTGATGGGATAGCAAATTCAGACTTAAAGATAAAAACCACTTTAAAAAGAGTCTGGGGTAACCATAATTTAAATTCTGATATTTGTATTCCTCACGCACACAGAGATAGTTTTTTATCTGCTGTATATTATCCAAAGTCAATAGATGGGCGTATTCACTTTTACTGTCCTTGGGCAGATGGAATACTATCCCATATTCCTATTGGAACTGCAAAAGAATACAATGAGTATAACAGTTCATATTATGAGCTACAGGTAGAAACGGGATGGTTAATATTATTTCCAGCACATCTATGTCATTTTGTACCAGTTTCTAAAGAAGAGAGATTTTCTATTGTCTATGATATTGGAGTAGAACTATGAGCACGTTTGATGGTCTTAATGATGTATTTGGCACAGAACCTGCCGAAATACAGAAGCATGTTAATGAAAAACCCCAGTTGAAAAAATCTGAAACTGAGGACGTAAAGCAGGATTATGAGACTACTCGTGCTCAACTACATAACCTAGTTATGAAGGGGCAAGAAGCAGTCGATGGCATACTTGATGTGGCACGAGCGTCAGATCATCCTCGTGCTTATGAAGTTGCAGGTCAACTTATTAAAAACGTTGGAGACGTAGCAGATAAACTTATTGACCTTCAAAGGAAGATGAAAGAACTGGATGCAGATGAAAAGAAGTCATCGCCGTCTACTGTTAATAACACGATGTTTATCGGCAGTACTGCGGACTTACAAAAGATGTTGAAACAACAAAAGGAGATAAATAAAACAGAAGAATCTTAAGTTGTACTAAAATGACCGTCCTTAATGTATTGAGTACTAACGCTATTGCAGGTGGGGGTACAGAATATCAAGTTATTCAGAGTGGCATTTATCGTATTGTTTGTACTGCAGCAAATCAAACTGTTAGCATTAACGATGGTCCTGCTATTACTTTGATTCAGAACCAACCTTTGATTGTTAAGGGCGGTAAACCTGGTCAGGCAAGAGTTGTAAAAGCAACTGATTCTGCAACTGCAGTTTATACTCTCGGTACACATTTAGGTGAAGTTAGTAATACTCATCCATTTTCGGTCGGGGATTATATTGCTGTAGAAGATGATAGTACTTCACCCTCTATTAATGCAGCATTCTTATCTGCTGGTACTCTTGGTAAGAAAGTTACTGCTGCTACGGGAAGCACTATTACTACAGATATTGATGCTGAGGCAGCTCCTGCAGATTATACCTATGCTTATAGCGGTTCTCAAGCAGTAGTTAAGCGTTGCGTTAAGTTTGTTGTTGGTGCAAGTAATGCTATTACAGTAGAGGAAGTTCAAATCGTAGGTAGTTAAGATGTCTGGGGGTTTTAAATCAGATATCCCACCTGCAGTCAATAGTACCGCTAAAAAATATATTAGGGGTATGCAAAAAGGTCGTATTAGATGGGACAAACTTTATGGTATTCGTGCTAAAGAGGTAATGCACAAGACTGCCAATAAAATGGCAATGGGAGAAATGCAAAAAATGCCACCTACTTACAATGAAATTTTCGGAGAAGCGAACAAGAGTGGTGATTCTTCTTTGCGTGACTGGTTTAGCAAGAGTCGCTCTTCTGATGGCACCCCTGGTTGGGTTCAACTGGGTGGCAAATATGCAGGAAAACCCTGTGCAAAGCAACCAGGACAAACAACCAAACCAAAGTGCGGTTCTTCAAAAATGAAGAGGGACCTAAATAATGACGAAGAGGAAAGGGCGTTTCGTAGAAAGAATCGTCAAGACCCAAATCCAGATAGACGAGGCAGAGCGAAAAACGTGGCAACTGAAGAAACTATCAGAGAGGCAGGCGATTACTGGCATCCAGACCCTAAAAAAGATGCACAGATTAGTGGTGCTGGTAACAAATCTCGTGCTCGTGAAGATGCTGCCGAGAGATCGAAACCTAAACCAGACCCTAAGAAACTGCGTCCTGGTGAAACCTATATGCAGTATGCCAAGCGTCATGGTAAGAAATCTACACCTGCTCCTGAACCCAAAGAGCGTAAGCGGGACAAGATTGGTCGTGCAATCGGTCGTGTAGTTGACAGAGTTGCTGGTATCAAGAGCGAAGCACGCGATCCTTATGCTATTGGTATGGCACAGGCAATGAAATCTACTGGCGATACTCCTCCTCTTGAAAAGTCCACTATTAAGAAAGCACATAAGATTGCTAAGGCAATCAAGAATGAAGCAGCAGGCGAAAAAGATGCTTGCTACAAGAAGGTCAAAGCACGCTATAAAGTTTGGCCAAGTGCATATGCATCTGGAGCACTTGTAAAGTGTCGTAAGAAAGGTGCTGCAAACTGGGGTAACAAGTCAGAAGGTCTGACATTCCAAGAGTTTCAGGAGAAAGCACTGAAGTGTTGGAAAGGTTGCCGTAGAGTTCCTGGCACAACTCCTGGTGCTAAAGGTTCTTGCACTTGTGAGGATACTGTTGCTGAAGGTGCTGCCTGGACTAAGAAGGAAGGACAAAACAAAGAAGGTGGACTGAACGAAAAAGGTCGTAAGTCTTATGAGCGTGAAAATCCTGGTAGTGATTTGAAGGCACCTTCCAAGAAGGTTGGCAATCCTCGTCGTGCTTCATTCTGTGCAAGAATGAAAGGGATGCGTAAGAGACAGAAACCTTCCAATAATACAGGCGATGACCGTCTGTCAAAATCCCTTAGAGCGTGGAATTGCTGATGAAAACGTACAAAGAATTTCTATCCGAGTCAGTAAATATCT